CATATCTCACGTGTCGTCACTCAGAAGCACCTTAATTTTGACTGGTTCTTGTGGATGTCTTTTCATATGGCGGGGCTACAGCCTATCGCTAACATGTATGCATCCTTTTCACCTGCGCCTTTAGGTCCATCAGCTGGACCTGTGCGTGCTTATCCTGGCATGTCCAGAACGAGCATTTTTTATTTGGGGCGCAAGTTTTTTGAGGCTACGAAAACCATACCAAAGTGGTTTAGAGCATTCCGTTCGAAGCCCGAAACTAAGACAGTCATGTCCGCTACTACCACTGCTACTCACAACACAGAGTGTTCTCGCCCTGAGGTCAAACCTCGTCGCGATGACGCCACTAGCAAACAGGCCGAGGCTAGCCCGTTCTCCCGAGAGGATTTGCCTAATGCTGTTCGCAGTCGTGTGGAGCAGGTTGGTCCAGCCAACAGTGAGTATCGGCCCCGGGTGTTCGAAAACAACCTTCACAATCAGCAGGCTGCAGTGGACGCTCGTGTCCTTGCTGCCACTCCTGTTCCCGATAAGGAGTATCTTAATGATTACATTTCTTTTGTGAAGAAGAATGCCGACACTGTTTTCGGCAAGGCTTGCAAAATTGAGCCTCTACCCTTTGCTGATTATTTGAAGGGTTCCAATGCTTCCACTGCGGTTAAACTGCAGCTCCAGGCCGCTTGGGACCGTTTGCAGGCAGATGGTATAGGCCCTGATTCCGATGTGTCCGCGCACGTGCATAAGTGGACCACTCGAAAATCTTTTGTTAAGGAGGAATTCACCAACCACCGTACGCCTTTTGGCGTTGTGGAAAAAGCGCCTCGTCTTATTCAGGGCGCCACTGCCGAGTTTATTTGTTTGGTAGGACCATGGTTTGCTGCTTTCCAAGGGCATCTCAAAAAGGTTTGGAACAAGAATGCTGCGATTACGTTCGCTAGTGGCATCAAGTCTCAAGACCTCGCAGCAAAATTGGATGCTGCCGAGAAGGCCCTGTTTGATGATGACGTTAGCGCCTTTGATGCTAGCTTTGTTACTGAGCTACTAAAATTGGAAGTTGCAGTCGCCAAGCGTTATCATGCTCCTTTGGCCACAGTTCAGTTGCTGGAAGGCAACTGTGATGTTCACGGTGTCACATCCCTGGGCATTAAATATCGTCGTAAAGGTTGCCGATGTTCGGGCGACCCTGGTACCTCGTGCAACAACTCTTGGCAAAATGGTTGTATGCACCTTTTCATTTATTGTCGTGAGCGTAGTAAAACTGCCAAGGAAGCCATGAAAGAGTTGTGTATGCTAGTGGCTGGCGATGATAATTTAGGC